TAGTAGAGAATCCTACCGTTGTGCCTTTTAAACCTAAAGAAGATTTAGCAGACGGTGGCCGTGTTAATTTTAGAATAGGTTCTGGTGAGGGAAAAGATGTTTCAGGTAGAGAATATAGTGCGCCTTCGGCAGCAGCAAAATCAGTTTCAACATCCCCAAGCAGAGACGATTCACCCGATCTTTCTTTTTTAAAAAAAACTGATACATCGCCTATTGTTCCTAATACTACAGTTGAAAAAGAAATAAATAAATTTTTATTAAAAAAATTTCCTATAGATACCAAAACACAATATCAAAAAAATATTGAAAGCATAAAAGCGTTAGAAGAAAGATTTTTTCCAAAACCTGTAGACCGTGGTCTTGGATTTGGTTCGCCGTTTATGAGACAAAAGCCAAAAGTAAAAGCTGTTGATTTATTTAATAACAACTTACTTGCTTTTCAATTTCAACACCCAGATAAAAATATTTATAACGACCAAGGTTTTGTAGATACAAAAAAATTAAAAGAAGTAATTGATGATGCTCAAATTACAGGAGATATTAATTTACTTAACGATGCACTAACCATAAGTAGAAATGTAGATACTCTTGGAGAGGGTGTTACTAGTGGTGCTTTAGATACAGAATTTGTAGATATAACTAGCCCTGATTTAGAAAAAAATATTTTTAATATTAGAGGGAATATTCCCATAGGACCACTTACATTATCGTCTGATGTAAATGTAGTAGGAGATAATATTGTAGATAGAACAAATAAATTGGCCTTTGATCAAGATGGTATTAAAGCTGCCGTAACAGATTTTCCAAACTATATGAAACGTGAATTAGATATAAATAAAAGCATACCTGCCGGAGATTTTACATTAGGTGGTCAATTAAGATATAGCGATATATATGACGATGGTAATACATTTGTTACACAAGAGTCACTTAAACCAGAGATTGGCTATCAAACAAATATTGGAGATGGTATACTAAGAGCTTCAATTGCAAAAGAAATATTAGAAGGTGGGCAAACACCTAATTTATCTCTTTCTGGTTCTTATCCATTTGCAGGCGGTGAGGTTACAGGTAGTATAACTGATGCATTATCTCCTGACAGAAATGCTTTATTAGGATATAACATAGAAAAAGATTTTGGTGATAACCAATTTTTAAAAGGTATAATCGAAGCAAATCCTCTTAACTTAGATGATTATAGAGCTTACCTTGGATTAGGATTTAAATTTTAATGGCTTATATATTTGACCCAATACAAAATACTTTTATAGATGATGAAGATACAAGTCTTGGTAATAAATTTGCATTAAACAATGATGAGTTTCAAAAACTTCTAGACATACCTGGTGTGTTTAGGGCAAGCGAAGCACCACAGCCGTCTGAAAGACCAGATGTTCAAGAAATAGAATTATTTAATAGATTTAATCGAGAAAACCCTGAGAAAAAAACAGAGGGTGGTAATAAATTTCAATCAAATGAAGTTTTGATGGCTGATGCAACAACAGAAATGGATCAAGCACCTGATAGTTTTTTAAGACCAAGACGTTACGATATTATAGAAGGTAAAGAACTTCCTGCAGAAACGTTAGAAGACTTTGATGTAACATTTAGAAAACCAAATGCTACGGGTGGTAGAGTTAATTTACAAGCTGGTACAAACGTTATGACTCTTAATCCTGTGTTTCCAGAAAGAGGGACTGATATTATGTCAGATGAATTTAAACCATTAGATGTTCCTGGAGGATTTATTTTACCTGCAGGTATTAGTCTTGGAGCTAAAAGACTTTCTGATATATTTTTTAGTAAGGATGAAGAAGATCAAAAAGATCTAATACCATCAGAAGATAAAACTCCAGGAAGTGGTAAGCCACCATCTAAAGGACCAGATTTTACAGAAACCATTGGTTTAGAGCTTTTAAAAGAAGCTGTACAAAACAGGGAATATGGCAGAGAGGGTTTTTTTGAAAATATAAATAAACTTTCCAAAGAACAATATGGGGGTAATTTAAAAAAAACGGTTTCTGACTTAACAGGTGTTACAGATAAAAAACAATTAAATAATGTTTATACACAAATTGTAAACGCTGCTAAAAGAAAAGGTTTTAAATTTGATGCGGCGGGTATATCACTAGAATCTAATATCCCTCAATCTAAAGTCCCTTTAGATTTAAATGCTTTAACAAATACATTAAGAACAAGTCCTAATGTTTTAGACAATAGAGTTAAAGAATTAAAATTAGATTTAAATAAAGTTTATAATAGAAAAGAATTACAAGATATTGTTGGTGTCACAAGAGATGTAGATAAAAGAAAAGATAATTTTTTTATGGAACTATTACAAGACCAAGGATTAGAATATAAAGATCTACCTGGTGGTAGAAAAGGATTTATAGGTCAAGAAGTTATTGATGCATTAAAAGATTACTCTAAAAATAAAATGAGAAATTATGAATCTAGAAGTTACAGTGGAAGTTTAAAAAAGAAAAGCACTGAGAATCTTAATGTAAGAAAAAAAATAGAGGGTGCTGATTATATAAATTTACAATCTCAAATTAATAAATCTTTTACACGAACTTTGTTAAACGAAGATTTGTATTTACCAAACTCTGTTGCAGAATTTGGACACAATCCTGTGCCAGTTGCATTAACTGAAAAAATTAAAATGTTAAATAATCCAGAGCTTGCTAAAAAAATTTTTAATATACAAAACCAAACATGGCAGAGTAAAGAAATTAATTATGATACTTTAATGAGAACCTCTGGAAAAGTAGAAAAAATATTAAAAGAAGTAGATAAATATTTTGGCAAAGAAACTACTAAAAATAGTTTTAAAACTTTAACTAAACTTTCTAAAGAATTAGATAATTACTTCAACAGTGTTGTTGAAAAAGCTGGTGAAGCAGTAGACGATTTGCCTTTTCATAAAGAGGTGATTGGTAAATTAAATCTTAAAGTTCCTAAAGTGGGAGAGAAACTTACAGCAGAAAATTTTAACGTTGACATGTCAGGAGTTGATAAAAGATTTATAATAGGAAACATAGATCTTATAAATCCAAATGCAACCAGTTACAGTGATTTAACTTTAGGAGAAAAAGAAGAGTTTGGTCAAAATATAATTGATCAAAAAATTTTACAAATTAAAGAATTTTATGGACCAAGAGGTGCAAATTTTCCTCAAGAAATTATTAATGATTTTATTGAAAAATTAGAATTTGGAACATCTGAAGTTATGGGTATGGCAGAAAGAGAGGGTTTAGGAAAAGTAACTAAAGCTGACGGAGGACCTATAGAGTTATCTTCAATGCCAAGAGTAGATTTTAATGGTGGTGGTGCAGCTGGAGCTGATGATACTTTTGCAAAAGAATTAGAATTTTATTTTTTAAATCCAGAAACAGAGTTACCAAAAGCACAAACTTATAAAGAAACTATGAATCCCATAGAACTTGTAAACGATATAATTGATCCAAGAAATATTCCATACTATGCAGATGTATTATTAAGATCAGGTATTCGTGTGGGCGAGTTTGCTGGAAGATTACTTCCTGCATTAGGTGAACTTGCAAGTGACCTTATAACAAAACCAGCTTTTAAAGTTACTGGCGGAGGTAATTATTACGTTAGAGATTACGATGAAATACCTCCAACAAATATAGAAGGACAAGGTTTGTTTATGAATTTTTTAAAAAACATAACACCAACAGGAATAGAAAAAGCATCTGGTTTAGCAGAACTTATAGAAAAAGAAGAACAAAAACAAAAAGACAGAAGATCTACAGTTGGTCCAAAAATTTTAGCAGACACAGTTGGTCTTGGTATAGAAGTTGGAGCACCAATATTTCCTGGTCTTAAATTGTTAAGAGCGTATGCAAAAGACAGAGGTTTACCAAAAGATAATGTTACAAAAGATTTATTAGAAAAAGAAGTTGATGAAGTTTTAAGTAGCAAAGGTATGAACAGAAGAGAGTTTTTAGCTATGACTGGTGCTGGTGCAACAGTTGCTATGGCTAAACTTTTAGGTATTGGAGGAGATGTTGCTGCTCCTGTTGCAACTAAGGCTGCTGCAGAAACCGCAACTGGAGCTTCAACAGCCCCTGCATATTTTTTTAATTTAGTTCAAAAAATACAAAATTTAGGTGATGATGTAACTACTCGATATGCAACAAAAGAGAGAGAAAAAGTTATACAATACAAAGACTATGAGTTAACAGAAGATCTCGATACAGGACAAATACAAATTTCAAAAAAAAATATGGGTTATGACGAACGTTATGGAGAAGGAATAGTTTCTGAAGAGTATATGTCTTTTAAACCAGGTCAAGCAGATGAAACAACAGGTGGTAAAAAAGTTCCAGATGAATATGAAGAGAATACAGGTTTTACAGATCAAGAAGGTAAATTAAAAGATGTTGAAGAAGGTGTGTCTGAAGAGACAATTCAAGAAGGAACTATCTTTGAAGACAATATTACAGACTTTAGAAAATGATCAAAAAATTAACTAGAACAATACCCCCTAAACGAGGGCCTAATCCACAAGGGTTGAATGTTCCCTTAAAACAAGTTAAAACAGCTAACCTGGAGAATACAAATGGCAGATATAGACAAAACGTTACCAAACGTAAAAACATCTATCGAGGTTGATCCTCAAGAAGAGATAGAAATTCAACAAGAAAAAGCAGAACAAGCTGCTGACCCTGGAGTAGAAGTAAATCCGTTAGAGGATGGTAGTGTAGAAGTAAACTTTGATCCAAGCAAAGTTAACATAGAAGGCACACCCGGTCACTTTGATAACTTAGCAGAACTATTACCAGATGATGTTTTAGAACCAATAGGAAATGAGTTAGCTCAAAATTATCAAGACTACAAATCCTCTAGAAGAGATTGGGAACAATCTTATACAACAGGTTTAGATCTTTTAGGATTTAAATATGAAAACAGAACAGAACCTTTTCAAGGAGCGAGCGGCGCAACACACCCTGTACTAGCAGAAGCAGTAACACAATTTCAAGCCGGAGCTTACAAAGAATTATTACCTGCTGAGGGACCTGTAAGAACACAAATAGTGGGCAAGCCCGATCAAACAAAAGAGTCACAAGCACAACGTGTTAAGAATTACATGAACTATGAGTTGATGGAAAAAATGGAAGAGTATGAACCAGAGTTTGACCAAATGTTATTTCATCTACCACTTGCAGGATCCACATTTAAAAAAGTTTATTACGATGATTTATTAGGAAGAGCTGTATCTAAATTTGTTCCTGCTGATGATCTAGTTGTACCATACGATGCAACTTCTTTAACAGATGCAGAAGCAATAATTCACACAATAAAAATTTCAGAGAACGATTTAAGAAAACAACAAGTTAATGGTTTTTACTCTGATGTAGATTTAGGCCCACCTAGTAATACAACTAAAGATGAAGTAGAAAAAAAAGAAAAAGAATTAGATGGCACAAAAAAAGTTGGCAGACAAGAATCTGTTTATAATTTATTAGAGTGTCATGTAAATTTAGATCTTGAAGGGTTTGAAGATAAAGACGATGAATTAAATCCTACAGGAATAAAATTACCATACATAGTTACAGTGGATGAAGGTTCAAAACAAGTTCTATCCGTTAGACGTAACTATGAACCAACAGATCCAAAGAGAAATAAAATTCAATATTTTGTTCACTTCAAATTTCTACCAGGTCTAGGATTTTATGGCTTTGGATTAATTCACATGATTGGCGGATTGAGCCGTACCGCAACGGCGGCTCTCCGTCAATTGCTAGACGCAGGAACATTATCTAATTTACCTGCAGGATTTAAACAGAGAGGTGTAAGAGTTAGAGATGAAGCAGCTCCAATACAACCAGGTGAGTTTAAAGATGTAGATGCACCAGGTGGTAATTTAAGAGAAGCTTTCTTTCCACTACCATACAAAGAACCATCACAAACACTATTACAATTAATGGGCATAGTAGTTGGAGCAGGTCAAAGATTTGCAGCAATTGCTGATATGCAAGTAGGTGATGGTAATCAACAAGCAGCTGTTGGTACAACAGTTGCATTACTAGAGCGTGGTTCAAGAGTTATGTCTGCGATACATAAAAGATTGTACACAGCAATGAGATCAGAATTTAAATTATTAGCAAAAGTATTTAAAACTTATTTACCACCAGTTTATCCGTACGATGTTGTTGGTGCTTCAAGAGAAATAAAACAAATGGATTTTGATGATAGAGTAGACATTCTACCTGTTGCAGATCCTAACATATTTTCTATGGCACAAAGAATTACAATGGCACAGACCGAGTTACAACTTGCAACGTCTAACCCACAGATACATAATCTATATGGAGCGTATAGAAAAATGTATGAAGCCCTTGGTGTAAAAGATATAGATCAAGTTTTACCTCCACCAGCCCCTGTTCAACCAATGGACCCAAGTTTAGAACACATAAGTGCCCTTGGAGGCAAACCTTTTCAAGCGTTTAGAGGTCAAGATCACCAAGCACACATAACAGCTCACCTAACTTTCATGTCAACTAACATGGTTAGAAACAATCCACCGATTATGGCTGCAATACAAAAAAATATTTTAGAACATATTAGTCTGATGGCGCAAGAACAGGTAGAATTAGAGTTTGCAGAAGAATTAAGACAAGCTCAAGTGTTACAGGTTCAAGCTCAACAAGATCCAATGGCTGTTCAACAGCTTCAAAAAATAAGTCAAGACGTTGAAGCAAGAAAATCTGTGTTAATTGCAGAGATGACAACTGATTTTGCTAAAGAAGAAAAAGAAATTACGTCACAATTTGACTCTGATCCTCTTTTAAAACTAAAATCTAGAGAAGTTGACCTTCGTGCAATGGAAAATCAACGTAAAAAAGACTCTGACATGGCTCAAATGGACTTAAACAGAGCAAAATTAGTTCAAGCAGGTCAAATCGCCGAAGATAAACTTGAACAAAACGAAGATTTAGCAAAATTACGTGCTGGAGTAAGCCTTGCGAAGACTGGTGTACAACAAGCGCAAGTTATGATAGACGATAATTAATAAAAAGGAGCAAAAAAATGCAAAAACTAGATAAAATAAAAGAAGTTAAGGTTGCAGAACAAAGTATTGAAGTAGATCCTAGATCTAAAACTACTGCCGACCAAGCTTTTAATTATATACCCTCCT